TTCAGGAAAGCCTGTAACAATAGTATCCATTAAACATATTTATCTCTAGAACAGAGATAGACTACTAAATAAGGAGTTTCGAATCATAACATCAAATACGTTATTAGCTCCTTCGAGGGCGCTAAGCGGGGTATTATAATCTAATGTTGTTAATCCATTGGAATAGTCGATTAAACCACCCTCGATGGTGTTATCGTACGTTGCAGATAGACTATAAAATTTGTAAAACTTATCTACATCTGTAATACTAGCATAAGTTGCTGGTAATACTAAAGGCCACCCCCAATATGGGCCACCGCTAGTTGCAGGTGTCGCTGTAGTATTAAAATTACTAAGCATATAAGTCTGGAAATTACCAGATTTAGAATATGAAGCTCCACTTAATGCAGATATTGGCTGATAAGTATTCAGTCTTGTATATGTGTCACTAAACTTTTCATACGCTACAATGTCTGTGCCGGCAGACACTTCGTAAGTTGATGTATCAAGTAATGCACTTAGATTTTTTCCATAAGTTGTTTTTGTTGTATGTCCTTTGGGGTTGTAGTTTTCATCAAATTTATTTTGTGTACCTCTAAATTTGTTATAATTCATACTGAGCACACTCATTAGCCTATCCACTAATTCAGGTTGTTGAGCTAAAGATCGATCAAACACGATCCCTTCGTCATCGGTTAGATCAGCTAAATTAATAAGAGAATTAATATCACAATAATCTATATCGCTAGTGTTTGATGTAAAGTTTTGAATTCTTTCCCAAATCTTCTTTCCTAAAACAGTATAACTACTACTAACGTTACCAAATATAGTTCCAATAAAATCAGTAAATAAGATATCCTTATCTAATAAAATTTCCTGGAACCGTAAATCCTTTATTGTTTGTTCAAAATCAAATTCTTCATTTTGCTTATATGCTTCGTAATAGTTTTTTGGATAACAAGTAAAAGCTGTATAGCCGGTTACTGTATTAGTTGTAGAGGTCGCAGTATTTTCATACGGACATTTTGCACTAAGTGTTAAGTACGCAGGCTCAGCAGAAAGTGAAGCAAGAGTATTATCATTAAATGTTAAGAGACCTCTATACCAAAATGTTGTATCAAAAGAAGATAACGTAGCGCTTAAGCTTTGAATTGTATAATGTGATGCAGATACTTTAACACCACTTACACCCGGAATTATTTGTGGTGTTTTACCTGATAACAACGAAAAGGTTGGTGTTAAGTGACTAGACAAGGACTTCATTGTATAGTAATCCTGATTCTTTGGTGAAAGAATAAATGGTATACCCAATCCTTTGTACTGAACTGGAGATACAGCAAAGGTAGCTACACTGTCACCTTCTCCTGGAATACCATTTGAGGTGATTGCTATACTACTAAGAGTTTGAGCAGAAGTTGCGCCAACTAAAGATGATAGTGTAATAGTAAAGTTGTTGTTGTAGTTATTATTTTTATAACCAGTAGTGCTATTAGAGAATATATTATCTCTATCCTTAAAGAAAGATACGTTAATAGTGTTGTAAGGTGCTTTTTGTCCGTCAGTCTTAAAATATACTACTTGATCTCCCGAGCTTCCTACATTAATACTTGATATATGCGTGCTTAATGAGTTTACTATTGCAAACGCACTCGGGCCTTTACCACTAGTGTAATTATTACCACTTAACCGCACATATATGTTTGCAGAAGAAAGAGAAATCTTGTCTATATCCTCATACTCAAATCCAGATAGTGAAGGTATGTATTCTTTCTTATAAAATGAATTAAACTTTTTAAGATTATTAAACCTATTAGCATTTAAATTATAATAATTAGGTACATCACACCCAGACACCGAAAAATAAATATCTTGAAAATCTTGATAGAAGGGCGACTGTGAATTAATTGTTATAGCATTAGAAAATTCACCTGCTGATAAATTTAATATATTTGTCTTTACAGGGCCAGCGGTAACTGTAAAGGTGTTAGTTATGTAATCAAATATTTCAACATCTGTGCTATACGACGCTAATATTGAATTATTATTACAATCACGTAACACCATTCTGACATTGTATACCCCGGGGTATTCGTAAACGTGGTTACTGGTTAATGTATTACCATAAGTACCGTCGCCAAAGTCGAAAGTAGCCTTTAAGGTATTATATTGGGTTGTTACCGCCACACCGCCGAGAGAGCTAGGTATACGAGCCTTAAAAGTTAGCGGGGTAAAGGGTAGATTATAAGAAGATAACTTAGCTTCTCGCTTATAATCTTCTACGTCAAATGTCGCATAGTCTACTTTTATATTACTCATCTGTTATAACAATACGCTTAGCTACGGATAAGGGAGAGTATAGGTACGGAAATTTAAAAAACGGTAACGTTTTATCTTGATTTACTAACTCTATATCACTTTCAGGGTATTGAGGGTTAAATGATAAAAATGATACACCACCTGTGAATATTTCCCCAGTTAGCTCATTTCTAGTTTCTATTCGCTTTATACCTTCCAGTGAAAGAATATCATTAGCTAAATCTATTAATTTTAAATTCTCACCTAGATTGTTATTTTCCGGAATGAAAAAGTTTTTAATTATACTGGCAATTCGCGACTTTAACGTGTTTTTATTAATTTTGTTGTTTGTTTCTCTAACAGCGTATAACTTACTTTGATCTAGTATATCTAATGTTAAGTTAGAAGCATTACCTATACCTAACCCAAACGCCATATAGATAGGATCTCTAGGTACAACAGTATTAGATAACATCTTACGGTCCTGCGTTTGCGTTACAATATAATTTTTAAATGAATTACTCAAAAACGGAGGATAGGACTTATCTTCTGTGATTTTAAATTTAGGTACAACAAATACATTAATGTTATTAAAGTCACACGAATCTGCAAAATTCACTTGATTGATTATTACTCTATTTACCTTATTAGGGTCAACACATATATCATAAAAATATTGTATATATTCATTAATATAAGACGTGTTGCTAGCAACGCGCGTACTAGTGATCACGTTAGCTAAGTTTCTTTCTAGGAATGATTGATAGTCTTTTTCAGTAACCAGCCTCAATTGCGATGAAAACATTTTTGGAGCATTTTGTCTAATTTGGTCGACTGTTTCTTCTGTTGAAAGAGTAGAAGAATTGAGAGGGTTATTAAATGTAATCTTTGGACTGTTGGTAATATTTAGGAATGTTGTTTCGTCTTTATTCGGATATATGTCCTTAAATAATGCACGTTGCCTAGCCGAATCATAAACAAATAATTTATTACCATTAATTATGTTTTTACTAATAATGCCGGCAGTATTATCTGACAATATATAATCGATTGATACAATATCACTCTGCTCTAGCTTTTTACCAAATACACCATTTCCAAACTTTACTTCATAATGACCGTATTCATTTAATCTAATCTCACATACTCTATCAACCGCGCTTGATAGATACAAGCTTTCAACAATCTGGTATTGATAGTATGTTGAATTACTAGCCTCTTTGACATACACGCTTACAGTACCATCAGCAATAAATTTATCATCATTACTATCAACAATGTTATCTACAACAATTGGTAATATTTCAAATTCCTCGCCCTGGGCAGTATAATCTGGATACTCTTTAATGGTCCCTTGATACAAGATAGCTTCATCATTTACAGTTTGTAAAGTTTCTGTTTTGCCGGCAACATTTTTATTAAAGGATAAATCTCCATTAAAGTTATATTGAACACCGTCTGCTAAAAAATAAGAATATTTACGAATAGTATAATTACCGGTAGGTAAAGATGCTGATGCAACTGCGTTTATTGGAACAATAGAAGTTTGCTTCCCGGCCGGCTTATAACCGATTAACTTTACAATTTTGTTCATGTTCTCATATAGAGTAGCTTGATCAAAATTTACTTCTGCAGCTGTATTGTTTAAATAGAACAAGAGAACATGATAAGAGTATGCAATTATATCAATTACGGCGGCTAAATTACTACCTTCATAATTTTGATCGGTGAACTTTTGATTTTCATCTAATCGATTAATAATATAATCTTTTAAACTTACTGCATCAAACGCGACATATGCGTCTTGTGGCAGATTAAAATCTAAAAACTTATTCGATGTTTCGTTTGTGTTTGTTGGCATGATATTATAATACGTAGTATCCGTTACTATTTAATAATGACTTAAGTGTTATCCCATATGCATTTAATGATGGTATGTTTATTTGTAAAGCTATGTAATATTCCTGCGCATCTGTAATAGCATCTACGTTAACCTTTTGAAGCTGTATACGTGGCTCTTGTTCAGGTAATTTAGTATCAATATCATACCTAATTTTATACGCAGTCGAGCTGTTGACAGGGTCAAACAGATATCTTCTTAAATCAATACCAAATTCAGGGTTTAATATTTTCTGTCCCGGTGACGTTAAAAACGCATTTATAATGCTATTTTTAATAGCTTGTAAATCATATGACCCTTGAATATCTTTTAAAACTACGTCTTTGTTTAGTTGTTTGTTATAATATACCTCGGGTACTAGATCTAAAAATAAATCCTTATACAGATAACCACCTTTAAGGGCCGCGTTATCTTTTTTATCTACCGAAACATCTGATATCTTTATAAGAGCCATTTATAATATTTAATACCCGAGTGGTAAATCGAGTTTAAGGAACTATAATATACTTATAGGTATGCGCGTTAAAGGTAAAGCAGATGTTGATGTGGAGATATCCACTAACGAACTAGTAACAGCTCTCAAAAATGAAGTTTATGCAACATTGGAGCTCCCAAATCCAATAGAAGGACGAGTATTCGTTAAAGATGATTCCGGGACGACTGGATGGGCGATCCAAAGAACTGTACATACAACGCATTCTTTTGAACTCGAAGAGAATTTAGGACCTGCTGTAGAAGAGGATATTGAAGTGTTTACAGCATTTCATACAATAGCTGAGTTTCTTAAAGATTAAGTTACGCGATACTGTGTGATTATTTGCAAGCTTGCATAAATAATATTATGGCAGGTAAAAAGTTTGTTAATTTGCACGAGTCTTATATGAGAAGATACCAACGCGGAGGTTTTCTTGTAGGTGACGTTTTTAAATTTAATGACGATTATCAATCAACTGATTGTTATAAATCATTACCGAAAAATACAAAAGAGTTACTCACAAAAATGATCGATTCAGGGCTCCATATTAGAGTCGTTGGAATAAAAGATACAGAACCTACGCGGTACCCTGCTAGTTCGCAGCAATCATCTCTCGATGTAAATTTAGATATTGCACTCGATGAAGGGGGTGGGAGATATTCACATTATGTTACAGTTCCTGGTTTGTTAGGACAGTCTGTTGAATATTACCCTAACCTTCTGCCTATACCAGATGCTCTAAAGAGACCTAGTAATGTAAACATCAAACCGGAAGAGGTTGTAGAGGATGAGGAAATGCTTTCCAATAGATCTGATAGAGGTGGGACAGAGCCACACGAGCTCACACCAACAGAGAGATCTTTACCAAAGCAGAATACAGTAATTCCTAGTGATCCTGCTACCCCGTCGCCGGCGGTTACATCATACACAAACGAATATATGGCTGATCTTAAAAAAGCCTAAACGTCTCCGTTCTCGTCAATTTTTTGATCTTCGTAAAGACCTACTACCGTTCTGTAGTATTCCTGTTTGCAACACTCTAGCGCGCCAATCATTTCATTATAATTTGCGTAATTTTCTCCCTGTGATCTAATATAATTATCTATAAAAACAGTAATTACGTAATTTAACTCACCTGCGTTTTTAGGGACAAAATTCAATCCGTATACTTCAAGAGCACCATCCACTAGTTGTCTTTGTTCTGGTTTAATGTAGGGCATTTTCTAAATTTACTAAACATGCAAATGCATTAATTTCTTTATCTACAACAAACGCGCTCTTATAGAGATGGTCTGCGATAATAGCAATCGTTTCTTTCTTTTTAAGATCTTCGATATTTGAAGTATAGATAAAATCTAGATAATTAGCTAATAGCGTGTCATAATCTCCTTGGAACCTATCTTCGTTTTCAATCAAATATCTCCTAGCTTCTAAACACTGCTTAGAGGCTATTTTTTTGTAAATCGTTTCGAGCAACTCGTTATCACTAACAACGCTAGTAATACACAGCTCTGAATCAATGACGTTTTTTTGGAGCTCGTTAATGGTTTTCCGTAAATCGGGGAAGTGACGCTTGACAAGCTGTACGAACTTTTTCTTTTGCTCTTCCGGTACTTTAATATTTTCATTTTTTAGAATGGTGTAACATCTTTTAACTGCTAATTCGATAACAGGTTTAAAAGTTAATGACTGACATCTGGACTGTACGGCTGGAATAATCTTATGCTTATAGTTCGCAGTAATAATAAACCTACAATACTTAGCATACGACTCCATTGTATTACGAAGCGCTGCTTGAGCTTGAGATGTTAGACCATCTCCCTCATCTAAAATTACGACCTTAACCTTACCATCGAAAGATTTAGTTTGTGCAAAATTAGTAATACTGTGTCGAATAGTATCGATACCAGACTCATCAGAAGCATTAATATAAAGGTAATTACACTTAAGAATGTCGTTAACAATAACTCTAGCAAGGGTGGTTTTACCAGTACCAGGATTACCAACAAAAAGAAGATTAGGTATTTCATTTTTAAACTCTTTAACTACGCGTAATGTCTCTTGATCTAAGATAACATCATCTAGCGTTTGCGGGCGATATTTTTCGACCCAAATTTTATCAAAATCAATCATAATTATTTACCAGATGAACCAAACCCCTTTTCCCCGCGTTTTGATTCCATAATATTACCTTCACTTACCTCGACATTATAATTTTTATACACAACAAATTGAGCAATGCGATCTCCGGATTTAACCTTATAATCCTTATCAGTATTATTATATAACTTAATCCCAGCATCTCCACGGTATCCTTGATCGATAATTCCAGGGTGCGGAATAATGCCATGTTTAAATCCAAGGCCTGAACGACCTTCCACCTTTATCCAAAACCCGTGATCAATGTATGCAAATTTTAACCCTACATCAACGACAGCAGAGCCGCGCGCTGGTATTAACCTATCTTCAACGGAAGTTACATCTAAACCAGTATCTGAATCATGATTTTTAGACGGAATAACTGCATTTTCATTAGTTTTCTTAAACCTTACAATCATATAACTATAATAAGGTATGTTGTAAAAAATTCAAGTGTAGATTAAATATAGATGTAATGGCTGATGAAGAGTTAGATGGAGCGGTGAATGATATTATTGCACAGATAAAAGGTAATAATAGTACCGTACGCGAAAAGCGCGAAGATATAACTATAGATAAAGACAATTTAGAAGAGTTTATTATGAACTCTTCTGGAAAGCTTGTTAAAAAGTCTTTAGAACTTGTTGATAATGTTAATGATTACATTTCAACAGCTCCGGAGAATAGAGATGTTGCAGCATTGGCAGAAGTAATTAAAGCAACTGCAGGGTCTATTGATACATTACAAAAGCTTCACAGTTCTAACGAGAGAAACGAAACACAAAAGGAAGTTAAGAAAATGGATGTTGAATCTAAAGAGAGGATAAACATTACAGATAATCAGACTAGAGTGCTTCTCTCTCGTGAAGATATTATGCAAGCATTGGTTGATAGGGACGATGACGTTATTGATGTTTAAAAATCAAGCGCGTCGTCGCAAGTGTCTTTATCGTCGCAGATATCTTTTCCTCTATCTAAATATTCTTGAAACTCTTCCATAGTACCGAACGGCATCCATACTGTTTCGCCAGTACTTGTAAGATGTGTATGTGCACCAGATAAAGATCCGTTCGTTAGATCTAAAGTCTTTTGCGCGGCACTTAAAGGGTTGGTAAACGTAGTAACATTCAACACACCCGGGAAAGTACCGAGACCTTCAATTACCGGATCAACTTGTGGCGACATTTGTGTACCTCCAATATTTGGATTCTCTCTCGGTTTCGACCCCGTTCCGCCCCGACCTGCAACTGTGTATAAATCAAACGAGCCTTCCCCGGTAGATATTGTAAGACCAAAATTTGGTATTGATGGACCGCAGCAACAACTACAACAAACCTCAACACATTCTTCTTCTAACTTTTCATTCCCTTGTTCGTCAAAGGCTTTTCTTAAGAGAAGGACAGATTTACAAACTGCTTCATTTTTTGTTTTTGATATATTTTGATTCGGGTCGAAAAAGTTTATATCTCTCTTGTAAGTAAATAATCTAAACGCATCCGGACCGAGGTAGCCCGCAACTAGTTGAATAATACTATTTGCAATGCCTTTTAATATGTTACCAAATTTAACATCCTTAATCATTAGATTACCACACGCAACTGGCCCTGAACAGTAATCCCCGTTATATTCATTATTGACACGCTCTATAGAACGCCTGTCTATATACGGGTATGCACCATCGCTATATATTGCGCTTTCAGAGTTATAGTTAAAAACATCAGCGCATGTTGTCTGACAGATATTAAGATTCCTTCGTAAAAAAGCCGGCGTCTTTTTATATAAATTTATCGATATGTCTTCAGATGCACCGACATACACCGGTACATTAGCGTTTTGTTGAGTTGTATTAGCTAAGCATGCTAAAGTGTCCGGGGAGGGGAAAAAGCAATTTTCTTTACGACCTTGACCTCTATAAGGATTTTGCGCATACTGTACAACATAGTTTGTAAACGGTCCGTTATAAAGCTGCCTTATATAGTATAAAGCTGACTGTTCATCAATTTCTGGATTACCACGTATAAGATCATCAACAAATATTTGCAGCTGTCTTAGCCCTAATTGATATACTCTTTTAAATGATTGACACAGCTGTTTATCCTTATTTGTAAACTTATACCCTAATATTGGTCCTCTATTTTGTCCCCTGCAATCCCGTTCTACAAGGGAATCAAATTGATCTTTAGTTAATTCTAAAGCTCTTAATGTTTCGATACTTTTGTTACATATAGCCATTTTAAGTGTCTTCTATTTTAGAGTCGGGTCCCACAAATGTTTTAACACATGAGATTACGTTAAAATACTTATCTTTTGTAAACAGGTGTCTTACCTTAGTTACAAACCACCTACCTAATAATTTTTTGTCTACAATTTGTTCTTTTTTGTTTCTCTTAAATACATCTATAAACTTGCCAGCCTTTCTAGCTGTATCGCCAATATTATCAATAGCTAGCTGGAGGTTAAAAAAGGTTAAGTTAGAAACCATTTGAGCTTTTGCTATATTTCTTACATGCTCTTTTTTATATGGCAGAATAAAGGGCTTAAAAATATTACTCTTTGCTTCATTTAATGGTAGGAAGGGCTTTGGCACCCCTCCAACACATTTAAAGACTTCGACAAACGACTTTGCCCATGCATCCTTAATAGTTTTAATTGTCATTAATTCTTTAACTTCTATCCCCAGGTATTGGTTAGTTGTAGCTATTGAATAATTTGTAAAGAACTCGTTACTCCATGTTACCATCGGGGTGGTAAAGTTTGTATTCTTTAACGCGTTAGTGTATTTATTAACCAGAACGCCCTCATCTATAGGGTTACTTTTAACTGTACCGACATTCTCGGCATTAGTCAAATCTCCAACACCAAATGCCTCTTGCGTCAACTCTGAGTTTTCACCAAATATTTTACTTATGGGTCGTAGTTGATATTTTTTATTTACCCTGTTAAAAGTAAGCATTCCTTGACAAGCTAGATCACCATCGAGAAAATAATACAACCTAAGCAAATACTTGATTAGATCTGAATACCTAAATGATATTGGTGGAATAATATATTCCGGAAAGTTATCTATCACCATGTCACCTGGCTCCCAGTTCTCATAGTCAATGCAATCAGGTCCAATAACTTCTTCTAATATTTCTTGAATGATAGTACCGATAGCAACATGCAGTCCACCGCGTCCCCCGCCGCCATATCTTTTACCATATGGAATTTGTTCATTTAACTTAAAATAGTTTTCTTCAATTAAAGTATACGTTTTAAAGTTATTAGTTCTATCTGTTTTAGATACACTATTACTCTCATTAGCGATTACAAAATCATATTCTAATTGAATTTCGTCTGTTGGTCTCTTATCTTCTGTATTGTATAACTTTATACTAAACTTGTCCCTACCGTCTCCCCTTGTAAACACTGTGTTCTCTACGTAATCTAATGGATTATTAACCGTTACAGATGCACTTACAAACGGCTCAAAAAAGTTTTCTTCTAACTCAAAATGAACAATAGCAGATTTTGTAAATTGAATCTTACCTGGGCCTTCTGTACTCGGCCCTGTAAGATCGAATTTACAGTAAAACTTTGATCCGTTAATAGGGAATATTGGTTCCTCTGCCATTAGAAGTGTCTATTGCTGAAAGCAGTTGTATCAGTAATTTGCTGATAAATCAAAGCTCTATCAGCTTTTTTGATAAACTTTAATTGCATACCACCTTCAGCATAAAATTTGTTTTTAAGAAGAGGTTTATTTAATAAGTATATCATCCACCAGCTTTCAATATCACCATATAGATTATAAGATGTTGTTGTCAATGGCTCTCTTGACTTTACAGTATACAAGTCAAGTAACATGGGATCTATATTATCTGGAAATTCAATCTTATTAAGAATGTTATAAAAGTAAAACTGCTTACCATTTTTACCTTCTGTGTATATTCTAAATATTCTCTCATACCGCGTCAATGGAAGCGGTTTTAATGCTTCTATGTCGTCTTGATATTCTCCTGTTGTACCTGTTAAACTCATGTTAATCAAAATTTGTACCTGTATTATCTCGGGTTGCTATTGGTGACGGCGGTCCTACAAAATTTGGCCCTAACTGTCGTTGAGCTGCTAGACTCTGCTCTCTTAGTTCTCCGAGAGCTATTGCACGCTCTCTTTGATATTGGCTGCCAGATTGACTTGGGGTTTGTACCATTTTCATAAAATTAGCTGCTTCTATTGTTAAAGATGTAAAGCTTAAACTAATTGTATAAGCTTCAGGAATGATAACACCGTCAATTTTTCTTCTTTGACCTAATAATGAAACATTAAAATTATCTAAAGAAGCCCACTCTATATATCGCAAACCGGGCACCTCAACGTGGTAGATCGCTGGAAAGGTGATGGCTAATGCCCCCTCCCTTTTAGGTCTATTTATCTTAGTAAACTCTTTTATAAACTCAGCATTTTTAGCTGGCGCGTCATCGTTTAAAGTATTAGATAAAACAAATTGAAACTCTAGACCTTGGTCAGTATTAGCATATTGATAAAATTTGGGAGTCTCAATAAAGCTACCTGGCGCACCTATAGTTTTAGCACCTTCCATTGTACTCTTCATTCCTTCTAACCCCCTAATAAAGGTTTTTTCTGTAAACAAATCACCCGCACCTTCTCCTTTTAGCGCAGAGAACCCAGCCTTTGCAAGATCACCTATGTTTTCTACAATACCACCGCCAACAGACAGTAAACCTTTTCCTAACTCGACGCCACCTCCTACAATTTTTTCACCGGCACCTGCTAAGTTTTCAATAGCTTCCGCTCCAATCATTCTTGCACCTCTCTGACTTATCGGAGAAAAAGTATCTGCATACTCATTACTAAATGCACGATATGCATCAGTAAAGAAGGGAAAGAAAAATGTTCCTAGTGGCTTCGATCCTTTGTATAATCCTCTATAAAATGCAATACCGGGATCTTCATCTCCTTCTAACATTCCCTCTAACTGAATAGTATTTAGATATCCGTTGACAAATTGTTGTAGTGCGTTGTTCTCTAACTGATGAGCAACTACAATAGCAATAGGAGCTTCTTCGCGAAGAGCAGAATTTCTTGGAACGGAAGTCCAATCATAATCTCTTACTATATCAACGTCGTCCATAATAATATTTATGTAAGGGTTCCGGGGGTATGCATACTATAAGGTGAGTTATAGAATTCTACTCTACTATCGGAAAAACTAGGCCCGTCCGGGCTCCCTTGTGCCTTAGATATACTCTCACCACCGCTACTCGGTACCGGTATTGCACGTGCACCACCGCCAGCAGAGCTAACCAGTTTTGCCGTGAGTTTAACTAAATGCTGTAAGTATACGTTAGAAGTTTTTATTTCATCTGTAATAGATGCAATGTTTGAAATTCGAACTGGTTGCGACCCAGCTCCAACTCCACCTGGTACACTACGTGAGAGTAGCTTATCAAGAGCGCCGCCGCGTTTAGCTCCTAAAATATCATCACTACTACTAAACCTTACAAACCTACCGCCTCTAAACATAAAGTCTTCAGCGTAAGGTATTTTTCCTTGTGATTGAGGTGAGTACATATTAGTTCCACCGCTTAATGCTCTATCCGCAGCTATAGCTGCTCTTAATTTTTTATGGTGAGCGTCCCCTTCCCCTAGAGCAGTATGAATTTGTTCTAGATCCATACCCTGTTCAACCATCCGGTCAACCATCGGCTGTCGTTTTGCTGCTGCTTTTCTCTCTGCCTCAAACTCATTCTTTGCCCTACTAACATATTCTCGAGCCTTTTCATCCCCTCGCATTGCTTTAGCCATTTGCCAAGCTCGTATTGCTGGTCTCAACTGTTCCTTCTGAAAATTGCGTCGCTCTTTCTCTATTCGATCTAATTCAATTTGCTCATCTTTGTCAATCTTTTTACCGAAGCCAATAAACCCCTTATTCGTCATGTACTCGTACTGCTTATCATTATATTGTTTTGAAAGCATTTGCTGCTTAATCTGTAATTCTTTTACCAACGCACCTAATGGATCACCGCCGGCAGCTACTCTTTCCTGGTCTGCTTTTAGTTTATCTATTAAATTACCGTGACCTGCTTGGTACCGTCTATTTGATTCTGCAGCCTCAGCGTTCGCTTTGTTTACATCATAGACACCTTTTGCTATTAACGCTACATCAACAGCAGTTAACACCCACCCGACACCGGGGATGAATCTACTGCCCACCTTCGCGCCGACCTTAGCACCGGTTTTGACGGCGGCCTTCGTCCCGCCTTTCTTTAAGGCCTGTTGAGTCGTCTTCTTGGTGACCTTCTTAGTGTCTACCTTCGGTTTCTTAGTGTCTACCTTCGGTTTCTTAGTGTCTGCCTTCGGTTTCTTAGTGTCTGCCTTCGGTTTCTTCTTTTGAGCTTTCTTCTTATCAGCATCTTGCTTCTTTTGAGCTTTCTTCTTATCAGCATCAACTTTCTTTTGTTTCTTTAATTCAGCCTTTTTTTGTTTAGCTAATTTTCTACCCTTTCGACCAAAGAGCCTACTTCCAGCTGCACCGAGGATCCCGCCGCCGGCGCCCATACCCAGCAGACCGCCAAGCTGATCCATTATGTCGGAGAAGAACCCTCCTTCTTCATCCCCACCAGGTCCACCTTTACCTCCTCTACCAAGCTTACCACTAGCGATTTGCTTCAACAATTTGTTCATTTGCTCTTGTTGAGCTAAGGCTGCCTTTGCTGCAGGGTCTATAACTTTTGTTTTACCCTTTTCATCAGGCTTTAACTGTTGCATTACCTTATAAAAGGTCTTTGCAAAAAGCGTATACTCAGATACTAATCTAGGCTTATCACGTCCTAAATTTGCTGATTTTGGCTTCTCTTGTTTTTTAAGAAACTTATACGCAATTTCTGTTTGTAGACGTACTTGAGTTGGGTCTACTTTAGTTCCTCCCTTTTTGCCAAATGTTGACCCTTTTGATTCTACTATATTCTTTACAACAGAATCATCGCCCACGGCCGCGGCCGCGGCCATATTACCTAGTGTATTTAGGATTGAATTTAAGGTAGCTACTAATTTTGGGTCGTCCACATATATATTTATGCATCAGCACTAGGGTCGAATATATTGCCTTCGAAGAAGGCTGCATCTATTGATACATAACTATCACCAACAGCTAATATGTCAGCTTCATATTTTCCTATTTGTCTTAGGAAAGAAACTAGCTCATTGTATACACTCAACGGAAGCCTCTCAATTATATCAACCCTGTCTTGAATTTTAAGATCACTAAAAGCAACTATATCATTTTTAATAGAAATTGTATGTATATATTTGATTAATTCAAAAACAAAAACAGTTCCGACAGTTTCTGTTACATCTTCAGGATCAATTTTATCCAACTCAATTAAACATTTTGAAATTATTTCATTCTCCTCTTTTAGTGTTGGTATTCTTAATTTTAATTTAAGTGAGTCAACTGCAATTTCCCCTGTATTTGTAAAACTTGCTTTTTCATTCTTACAGTTTTTAATTATATCTTCTAAAGAAGCGTATTCATAATCATCAGTTAGTGCTCTATCACCTAGAGAATGTTTTCTTAACTGAACTATAACAGGTACCCTATCGTAAGGGTAGAGCTTTTTTTCTTTAACATTTTTTAGTATAGCGTCATTTATTGAACGCGTAAACTCTAGTGAGCCGTGCGCACCACCAGTTGCAGTAGATATAATATCTTTTTGCTGCTTAAGGGTTAGAGGTAATGTTTCAACGCTTTTACCTAACGATGGTACATATATATTAAAATCTGTTTCGATGTCTGCGAGTTTTTTAAGAAACTCTTTTGCAGTGATATTCTCCATACACCTATTTATTAGTCGATAGTTTTTTGCAACTCGACATTTTGTTGCTGCGCCTCTTTCCTATACAAATCTAGATAATCTTCTATTTCATAAAAAGTGCAGTTTAATACAAAATTTATATCAGAAAATCGCTTACTTAATAAAAATAAATATTCTCTATAATTTTGTTCACTCACACAATCAAACAGATTACTAACAAATAGCGATGAATTAAAATCTGTAAGGTCTATTTTATCTTTAGTGCCGAAAAGAGAAAATGTAAGATGGTCTGCGTGTTTATCGATAAACGACGTAATTACAGATAAACACGATGGGGGTAAATTTGATATAACATTATTGAACTCCTCATCAGATAATAAATCTAAATCAATAATTGAATCATCTAATTTTATCTGCCTCAACACACTAAGCATTGTATTAGAATCAACACAAAATCTTGAAGGGTAGTCAAATACAAATTCGAAACTATCATGCTTTATAGTAGTTTTAATATCTGCTAACTGGGAAAAAGATTCTAAAATATACTCTATATCAACATTAACGGATTTGTTATTTCGTTGTACAGATATAGAAGAATCAATACACTCACTCCTAAGTAGCATTAATGATATAAATTTTTCAACAGCATTTAACCTAGGCGTTTGTATAAACCCTTCTAAGAACTTAATCTTACTACTTAGCGAATTCTTTAGCCAATGAAGTTCGTTTATATGTTTAAACTTGAAAACATTTAACTGTACCTTCTTTTTATTAAAAGGTATTTCAACTTCAACGAGCATACATTTTATATAGGGGCGTAATTCTTAAATGCAAAAGTTACGCTTTTTTCAAGAAATGTTTCATTATCGTAATCAATTGTATACCCTTCAACGTTAGTAGGGAATACATCTGTAAAGTTATATCCTTTACGTATTTCCCCTTTATGGTTATATTGCCTTAAAACTACATTAGGACAAAGCAAACCTCTATTAAGCAAACCATCAATACCAACTGCTATCATCCACGGTCTAAAGAAATTATGCTCTAAGTCATCATCTGTATCAAAAATATTTACAGCTAACGTCCTAGTTAAAAATCCTTGCCGGCGATTAACACCATAAGCAGGTAAAAAGCCGCCTAAGTTTATATCTGCACCTGCTTCTAAAAATTCTGTCGTCTCGCCCGGAACTGCGACTTCACGGGCGACTAACGTATTGCCATTTGATACAAACTCTTCAGGTATGTTTTTTACTCTCCAGCTTTCACCAGCCTTTTCTAATGCTTGGTCGACTTGACCTCTCACAGAACCAGCATTAGAAAATTCTATCTTCCAAAGAGTAGGAAGCGAGAGGTAATATCTTGAGGGTCCTCCAACGCTATAGTTGCTAAGAAAATCGTATACTTCACCAGCCATTAATATTATTTAATCAGCTATCCGATTAAACATATACTAACTAAAGTCTCTATAGAAGTGGTAGGCAAATGTAGTAGAGAAGTTTAATACATCGCCAGTACCATCAGCAATAGAATACTCAATGTCACCAATTTCTCTAATTGATGCACCAACTAGTTCGATGTTTCTAACATCGTTTAAGTTTTTATCTATTTGTACTAAGTTAATTATTGACTCTTCTCCGGGCATACCATATGCACCGGTGGATGTTTCATTATTAAACACTGCTCTTGAAGCAGCTTCCATTTTTGTTCGAAGCTCACAATTTTCATCATGATAGAATTCAATTGAATAACCAGCAGCGTTAGCATATGTTGCTCTGCCCGGTACTTGGAACTCTTGTCCAAAGTAATTAACATTAACGTTGTCAATGTTTCTGCCAGGTAAAGATGCTGTCCTAGCATAAACCAGGTCATCCTCTCCATCAAACCTAATACCTCCTATTAAGTCTATTTGCCTTACTCGAAATAGAAAATCTCGAGAAAATTGCTTCGATGCAGCTCTGGTAAAGAAGTTCTGAATAGTTGTTGCCATAATATTATTTAATTGTTTGATTCATTAACCACCGACTAATTCTTCAAAATTAGCATCTGTTCTAGTAGCGTAGAAGTTAACTAAGATAAACTCTGCGGTCCTTGTCGGTTTAATGTAGATGTCAACCACTAGCTCGTTAGCATCGATAACCGCTGCAGTGTTGTTTCTCTCATCACACACGATCAAGTAGTCGTATAAGCCTTCATTGTTCTTAGCCCTTTCAAAGATTGGAGTAAGTGTATTAACTAATCTAGTTCTGGTAAACTCTGTATTTTGTTCAAATACAAAGAACCTAGAAGCTTTCTTAGTTGGCCTCTCTAGTGATAAGAACAACCTTCTAACATTAATTCTATCAAATGCGCTCGATTTCTTAGAAAGTGTCTTTTGACCAAATATTACTAATCCCTGTGATGGGAATTGTGCTACTGGGTTAATGTTAGCTTTATAAAGCTCATCTCTTTGCTTTTGATTTGGATTAACTGCAATGTCATTTGCAAATGTTACAAGACCTCTAGTGAAACCAGCTGGTGCAAACCATGGGAAGGTTGCTGCATCAGTTCTTGCCATTGTTGCTCCAGCGAAACCAGAGAATGGGGCCCAAACTTGGCGACCTGAGTAGCTATCATAAACTAATGCCCAGTTACCATATGTAGCTGCATAAGAAGTATTTTCATTTTCAAACTGGTGCCTTATAGGCCAATATATATCTGTTTGGAAATTCTTATTCTTATCATCAAGAACCTTACCATCAGAACCTTGTACAAAGATCTGACGTAACGGATCAGCAATGAATATGCAATCTCCTCTACTTCCACCTAAGTAAGGCGGTGAAACAAACTGTTCAAACTTATTAAAGATAGTAGAGTAGTTATTTCTAAGAGTTAAAGCAGTTCCAGCAACATCACCAGATGTTCTTAAGCCGTTAACAGCTGCTGTGATATTATCTGTTGTTGCATATTCATCATAATATGTCTTATTGTCTGCACTAGCAATGGCGTAGATTGTACCTAAGCCACCCTCAACAACAACGTCAATGTCGTAAATTTCATCATTTCTGATTCCGTCGAGTGCTCTTTCTAACTTATTAGGAATATCGCCTAACTCTTTACCAATAGGTGACGATTCAGTATAAGCTCCAAGAGGGTAAAGGCTTTCTGCTTTACCTAATACTGAATCTATGCTAGTGTATAATCCAGCAGCAATTCCTGTTCTTGCTACTCCAGCAGCGGTAGTTTCTGTAGCTAATTGTGTAGTATATACTCTAACCCGCTTATTTACATCGCCATTAGCATCTAGAGCATTTGTACCTCTAAGTCTGTTAGAAACATAATCGTTAACTTTTACAACAACATTTCGTGACGAATCATCTCGTGATTCTACGAAGAACGGTTGATCTTGCCCACCGTTAGGATTGAGCTTTGTTCTATAGTAGTTAATAGATCCAGCAATTCCGTCTTCTAAGACGTAATCTAACTTAAATGCCTCATTTGCGTAAATTGATTTACGTAACTTAAATACACCTAAGCTTAAGATGTCATCATCATCTCTACCATCAATCTCAAACTCTGTAAAGTTTTCTATTACTTCAGAGATTGTACCATCAGGACCAGTTTGGTAATTAGATGACAGTTTAAACACTTGTGTACCAGGAGGTATAATAGTAAACGATGTAGTAGCTGCAGCAGATGCTGTAATTGTCTTTGTTGTTAAAATATTATTAAAGTTACTACCCGGTGTAGTATTTGTATTATCTGCAAGCCCAACATAATAACCTTCAAATTGGTTATTGACAGTTGAAGTCGACTTGTTTAAGATAACTGCACCAGCTCCACCAGCGTCAGCGATAGTAGAGAATGAATCTTTATTACCGGCTGTCTTTGACCATGTGAAAGCTGTACCATTTAAACCGCTAAGGTATTGTGCTTCAGTAAGTTCTAAATGTGTCGGTTCACCTAACACATACACTGCTGAAACTGTATCTAAGTCAGTTGAAATCTGTTGGTTTGATTTTGCCGATATACTAAATGTATCACTTGTATCCGTCCATGGCTCAATTACTGAATCTGAAATAGTGCCGTATGTTTGAGCAGCAACTGAGCCGCTAAGCGCTATTTTCATACTAAGTCCAATGCCCGAGTTTGTAAAGTTATATGTTTCGCCAGAACCTTTATAAGAACCAACAGCAGCAGAAATTTGTTTGTATATAGATGCTACAGAGTTACCACCAGTCGCACTTGAACAAAGAGGTATAATGTTAGTAGTACCACCGTTGTTAATGTTAGTAGAAGATCCACTGTAATACACCGTGCCCTTATGAATCCAGCCAGAACCTTTCGCACTTACACCAAAGACAATGGAGCTTAATACACCACTACTTGATTGAATTCCAATTTCAACACCCGAAAGAGCGTTTACAGTATCAGTCGCGACGGCTCCAGGAGTTGTCGCCGTCCCAGCAAAATTAAAGTTTAGTTGATAAGCACTTAATTGTCCTAACTCAGCATCACCAGTAACATTTCGTACTGGGTAAACTAATGCTGAGTATTTAGAACCAAATCCATCACCCGAACCATGACCGTATGGTAATCTAGAAGCATATACATTTGCTGGTGAATTTAATAGTTCGGAAAGAGTATAATAGAAGTATCTTTCAGATGAGTTCGTGGGAACTCCAAAAATTTGATTCAATTCTTGTTTAGTTGTAATCTTAAGAACTTCATCAAGGGGCCCTTGTTGAGCAAAGCCAGTAGCATAAACGTTTGTTCCAACGTTTAGGGGGGCTGTAAGTGAAAGATCGGATTCTCTAATTTCTACTCCGGGAGAGTTAATCGTACGCTGTGCCATAAAATTATTTATCCATTTTCATACAAATATATTCAAAAATCCATAACTTCAGTGTGTAATTGTGAATAGACAAAGGTAAAGCCAGAAGAAATTTCATCCGGATTTTGATAATTATAATCTATTGTGTCAATAGTAGTGGGAAATGCTTTTGTATAAGTGAACTTTATCCTACTATTATTAAATTCATCCTTACCAAAAATAGTTAAATTTGTTTGGTAATCTTTAAAATTTTCATCCGGATCGTTCGAATTTATCTCCCGAGCATTATACCTTCCATCATATTGATCATGGAGTAGGTTAAGCCATTGATAAATTACCCAGTAGTTTTTATATTCATTGTCAACATTAAATTTAACACTTACTGGTGGGTACGAGTTTTTACTATGAGAAGATACATAAAGAGTATTACCTGCATATCTATTTTCTACTGCTGGTACGGTTATTTCAGGGACCGCGGTCCCAAAAATAGAAAATTGAACTGAGTCACTAACAATTGTAGTATTGCTCTGTTTAAATTTTTTATCAAACTCTTTTAATATAGGCGGTATATCAAAAACAAGCAAGAACTTATCAGCTCTTGATTTATTGAGCACCGACTGCTGCATGGTGTTGTATGCCATATAATATATTTATTAGTGGCGACGGTAATCTACCGGTTGCCCTGTCCAATCCTCCGGTGGTTTTTCGCCAATAAGTTGATATCCAAATGCTTCTAGTTCATCTATATCAGCAGTTTGATCTTCACCCATGCCCCAAACTAGAGCATTCAGTTCATGAGTATGATCACCAACTATTTCACTGTCTAGGTATATGGATGTTGGTTCTTCAAAATACTGAACGCCGAAATCCATAGGCTCTATAATAGAAGGCTTACCCATATCATCAACTTCTACTATCTCAAAGAAGCGTTCTGTTATTTCTTTCTCTAATATAAAGAGACTGTATAACATTGCCATCACTCTATCATCATGAAACCCAGCTCGAGCCTTCCATGTACCGTTTGGATACCTTACAAAGTTTCTAAGCTCCATGACTGTCTCCTCTTCGTTAATATTAACAACTCTTACTTCGTTCATAAAGTAGCGCATATTAAGAACGCCTTTATATTTGGTATTAGTATGAGCTATCATCCCTCTCATTACATTACGACGATGAGCGTTAGCGTTACCATATGAAACGATTTTTTCATACCCCATGTCAACTGCTAGCCTATCCACGACCTGTGCGCCACAATTGTTTCTCTCTATGAGAGCCAGGGGAGACCCCCAGTTACGCAAAATCTTATATAATCTATTAGTAAACTCCAACGGGGGTATTTTATTGTTTCTATAAACAGCTACCTGCTTAATATCTTTTATATCGGTAATGTCTAATATCTGAAT